ATGATGCCGCCCGACAAGCTCGCGACGATGCTTTCCTTCGTCGACACATTCTGGACGCTGACGAGGCGGGAGCAGGAGAGGGCGTGGCACGACAGGAAGCGGAAACCGGGCCGACAGGAAAAAGACGCGATCCATACCGACTTCCGCTACCGCGCGACGGGCCCGCAACTACCGCCGCCGGGTGAGTGGCTGACCTGGCTGTTCCTCGGTGGTCGCGGTGCCGGCAAGACCCGCGCCGGGGCTGAATGGGTGCGCCATCGGGCGCTGCGCACGGTCAGCCGGATCGCCCTGGTGGGGCCGACTTTCAATGATGTCCGCGAAGTGATGATTGAGGGGCCTTCGGGCCTGAAACATCTGGGTAGCGCGATGGAGAGGCCGCGCTATGAGGCCAGTCGAAAGCGTCTGGTCTTTCCCTCCGGCAGTCAGGCCTATGCCTTTTCCGCCGAGGATGCGGACGGGCTGCGCGGACCGCAATTTGACTATGCCTGGGGTGATGAATTCGCCGCCTGGCCGGACCCGCAACGTGTCCTCGACACGCTGCGCATGGGGGTGAGGCTGGGCGGTGCGCCGCAAATCCTTCTGACCACCACGCCGCGCCCGATTCCGGCGCTGAAAGCCCTGGTCAAGGCCTGGGATCCGCGTGGCCCCATCCGGGTGACCCATCAGCCCACCGCCGCCAATGCCGCCAATCTGGCGCCCGGCTTCGTCGAGGCGCTGAACGCGGCCTATGGCGGTTCGATGCTGGGGCGGCAGGAGGTGGAAGGCCTGTTGATCGATGATCCTGACGGTGCCCTGTGGACGCGGGCCCAGATCGAGGCGGCGCGACTGGCTGTGGGGCAGATGCCTGAGCTCGACCGCATCGTCGTGGCGCTTGACCCGCCGGCCACCGGCGGTCCGCGGTCCGATGAATGCGGGATCGTGGTGGCCGGCGCGCGGGGTGAAGGCCCGGCGCGCGTCGCCGTGGTGCTGGCGGATCTGTCCTTTGGCCCGGCCCTGCCGGCCGACTGGGCCGCCAGGGCGGCTTCCGCCTTTGACGATTACAGCGCCGACGCCCTCATCGCCGAAGCCAACCAGGGCGGCGAGATGGTGCGCGCCGTGTTACAAGCCGCCGCGCCGAGCCTGCCCGTGCGCCTGGTCCATGCCAGCCGCGGCAAACGCGCCCGCGCCGAACCGGTTGCGGCCCTCTACGCCGCCGGACGGGTCCGCCATGCGCGGCCCTTCCCGGCCCTGGAAGACCAGATGTGCGCCTTCGGTGCGCCCGACGGTCCCAAATCCAGCCCCGACCGCGTCGACGCGCTGGTCTGGGCGATCAGTGATCTCGTGCTGGGGCGAGTGGGGGCGCCGAGGCTGCGGCGGCTATGAAGTGGTGATCGACCATTCATCGTGACGCTTTCTTAACTTGATTTGATATATCACGGTGATACATAGGGGCATGTTGAGGCCACCGGGAAATTGTCGACCGGCAGATGCGACGCGGAGGATTAACGCCTGTGCTCGCGGCCCGGATTTGGTTTTGACAAAAACGCTTCACGTCAAAGAGCGCCTCTTGGAACGAGGTTTGATTGAAGCGGACTTGCTGCACATTCTCAAATTTGGCTTTGTCTATGAAGAGGGTGAGGCGGCAACACGAGAAGGCTATTATAAGTACAGGATCGAAGGCACATCACCGAACAGCGATGGGCGAACACTGGTTGCGGTCGTAATTCCAAGCCAGAGCTGTGCGTTGAAGGTCGTGACGATTATGTGGAAGGACGAAAAATGAGTGAGCGCCGCATCGACTACCGCTATGATGAGTGTGGCCTCGACAATGTCATCCTGGAGGGTTTTCCGATCCAGACGGATGACGCTGGTGACGAGGTCATCACGATCCCCAATGTCAATCTGCTGCACCAAGTCCTGGTGTATGCAGTCGCCAACAAGGAGGGGGGGCTGACCCCGAAGGAGATCCGCTTCCTGCGCTCCGAGATGGGCATGTCCCAGGCGCAACTTGCCAAGTTGATCGGCCGTGATGGCCAGACCATCGGACGCTGGGAGCGCGGCGATACGAATATCGACCAGACAGCCGAGATCGTGCTGCGCCTGAAAGCCATCGAGTTCACCGGCCGCGAGGGTGTCACGATTGACGAAATCGCCAGCCGCACGGTCTATTCAGCGGTCCAGCAACCGATCCTGATCGACGCGGCAGACCCCGCCAACTACCCGCGAAAAACCGCCGCCTGACCCCGGCGCAATCCGGTAGCAAGACCGGCAAATCAGCCCCGCCAAGCGGGGCTTTTTTGTGCCTGCAATCCTGACATCAACCAAAAGGAGCCCACCATGCCCCACTGGCTCGACCGGCTGTTTGGCCGGGAGGAAAAATCGGCTTTGTCCAGCCGTCTGATCGCCCTGACGGCGGGGACGCGGTCGGCCTGGTCGCCCCGCGCCTTGCCGGCGATGATGCAGGCCGGTTATGCCCGCAATGCCATTGTCCATCGCTGTGTCCGGTTGACCGCGGAGGCCGCCGCCTCGGTGCCGCTCGCCGCGTCCGACACCGCCATGACCCGCTTGCTCGACATGCCCAATCCGGACCAGTCCGGGCCGGAATTGTGGGAAAGTCTCTATGGTTATCTACAGCTGGCGGGAAATGCCTATCTCGAACTTGCCAGCCTCGCCGACGAGCCGCGCGCCCTCCATCTTTTGCGGCCGGATCGCATGCGGGTGCTGGCCGGGCCGACCGGTTGGCCGGATGGCTGGGAGTATGCCGCGGCGGGCCGAAAGCGCCGCTTCCAGCGCGACCGGGTGTCCGGCCGCAGCCCGGTTTTCCACATCCGCCTCTTTCATCCCGGCGATGATCATTACGGCCTGTCACCGCTGGAAGCCGTGGGCCGGGCGCTGGATCTGCACACCGTCGGCTCGGACTGGGCACGGGCCCTGCTCGACAATGCGGCGCGGCCCTCCGGCGCACTGGTCTTCAAGGGCGAGAACGGCCAGCTTTCGCCGGACCAGTTCGAGCGCCTGAAGGCAGAGTTGGAGGCCAGCCATACCGGGGCCGCCAATGCCGGACGGCCCTTGTTGCTGGAAGGCGGGCTCGACTGGACGCCGATGGCGCTGAGCCCCGCCGAGATGGATTTCACCACCGCCCGCCGCGAGGCCGCGCGCGAGATCGCGCTGGGGCTGGGTGTGCCACCGCTCCTCTTGGGCCTGCCGGGTGACAATACCCATGCCAATTACGCCGAGGCCAATGCCGCCTTCCTGCGCCAGACCGTACGCCCGCTGGTGATGAAAATGGCGCGTGCCCTGAGCGTCTGGCTGCGTCCCTGGTCAACGCCCGACCTCCAGATAAAGCCCGACTTCACCGCGCTCGAGGAGAGCCGGGAGGCGGGCCATGCGTGAGATCGACAACTGGACCGTCCAGAAACAGGTCACCCTCGGCCTGATCTTCGCCATCCTCCTGCAGACCTCCGGCGCCCTGATCTGGTCCGGCCGCGTCGGCGAACGCCTCGACCAGCTCGAACATGTCAGCGACCGCGCCAGCCCGCTGGCCGAAAGGCTGGCCAGGCTGGAAGCCGAAATGCGCCTGGCCCGCGAGAGCCTGGTGCGGATCGAGCGGCGGATGGAGGAGTGAGGGGGCGCGGCCAGTCTTTTGAACAAGGGCGCCTGTGCGCCCACCAACCCATAGATCACTTGCCGAGACGTCGCCGCATCCGGTTTTCCAGGTCAAGGGCGCGAAGCGCCGCTGCGCGGTTTCACCCTTGAGCTGGAAAACCGGATGCGGCCTGCTGGCTGACAAGTGATCCATGGCTGATTGCGCGCCGTCGGCGCTCAGATTTCAAACACAAACCCAACACCACAAACCTTGTCATCCCCGCCGGATGTCCCGCGCAGGCGGGACGCGGGGCGGGGACCTCACTGCCTGCAATCACATAGGTCCCTGACTTGCGCCCGGCCTTCGCCGGGCATCCATCAGGGATGACAAGCAAATCGTCATTTCCCCCCAAAACCCGGAGTCCCCTCATGCCAGACACCCTCGTCATCGAGGGTCATGCGAGCCTGTTCGGGCTGGCTGACCTTGGCGGCGATGTGGTGGCGCGGGGCGCTTTTGCCGCCTCGCTCGCCACCCGCCGCACCATTCCCATGCTGTTCCAGCACGACCCGTCCGAGCCGGTCGGCGTGTGGACCTCGATCACCGAGGACGCGCGCGGCCTGCATGTGCGCGGCGAGATCCTGACCTCAGGGGCCCGGGGCCGGGCGACAGCGGCGCTGGTCCGGCGCGGCGCGGTGGACGGACTCTCCATCGGCTTTCGCACCCGCGCCGCTACGCCGCGTGAGGCGCGTGGCCGGGTGCTGACCGCGATCGATCTTTGGGAGGTCTCCATCGTGACCTTCCCCATGCTGCCCCAGGCGCGCCTGCGCCTTGTGGCCCCGGCGAGCGACCGCGTCGCCGCCTGACTTTCCACCCTTTGCCAACCCAGGAGTATCCATGAGCAAGGAAACCAAGATGACAGCCGCGACCGGTGACAGCCGCGCGGTGATGGGCGAGCTGTTGGCCGCCTTCGAACAGTTCAAACAGGCCAATGACCAGCGTCTCGCCGAGATCGAGACGCGGGCCGCTGCCGATGTGCTGCTGGAAGACAAGGTCGCGCGTATCGACAAGGCGCTCGACAGCCAGAAATCCGCCCTCGACCGTCTCGTCCATGAAGCGGGGCGTCCGGGTCTCGCTCCGGGTGCCGATAGGTCGGCGGCCTCGACGGGCTTTGCCGCCTATATGCGCAGCGGTCAGCTGGCCGAGGGCAAGTCCGCCACAGCTGGCACGCCCGGTGAGGGCGGTCATGTCGTACCGGCCGAGACCGAAGCCCGGATCGACCGGCTGTTGGCCGAGGCCTCACCCATTCGCGCCATCGCCACCGTGCGCCAGACCGCATCCGGCACCTTCCGCAAGCCGGTTTCGCGCGGCGGAGCGGCGACAGGCTGGGTGTCCGAGACGGCCGCCCGTCCCGAAACCGATGCGCCGAGCCTGGAACTGATCGAGTTTCCCGCCGCCGAGCTCTACGCCATGCCGGCGGCAACCCAGCAATTGCTCGATGATGCCATGGTCGATGTCGAGGACTGGCTGGCGGAGGAGGTCCGCCACGTCTTCGCCGCCCAGGAAAGCGCCGCCTTCGTCTCCGGTGACGGCATCAACAAGCCGCGCGGCCTGCTGGACTATACTGCCGTCGCCGAGGGCACACAGGCCTGGGGCGAGCTCGGCTATGTTGCCACAGGCACGGCGGGTGGATTCGATGCCGACGATCCGGCCGACGCGCTGATCGATCTCATCTACGCGCCCAAGACCGCCTATCGCGCCAAGGGCCGTTTCGTGATGAACCGCCAGACCGTCTCTGCCGTGCGCCGCTTCAAGGATGCCGACGGCAATTACCTCTGGCAGCCGGCGCTGGGCGAGGGCGCGACCTCGACCCTGCTCGGCTATCCGGTCACCGAGGCCGAGGACATGCCCGATATCGGCACCGACAGCGCCTCGATCGCCTTCGGCGATTTCGCCCGCGGCTACCTCGTGCTGGACCGCCAGGGCGTCGAAGTCCTGCGCGACCCGTTCAGCGCCAAACCCTATGTCCTCTTCTACACGACCAAACGCGTCGGCGGCGGGGTGCAGGACTTCGAGGCGATCAAGCTGTTGAAGTTTGGTGTGAGCTGAGGCCGGGAACCTGTTTGTCATCCCTGATGGACGCCCGGCGCAGGCCGGGCGAAAGTCAGGGACCTATGTGATTGCAAAGAGTTAGGTCCCCGCCGTGCGTCCGGCTTTTGCCGGACATCCCGCGGGGATGACAAGTGTTTGAATGGTGTGGTTGACGTGGGCGCCCCCAGCGCTCACCCCGCCATACATCCCTTGCCGGGACGTCGCCGTATCCGGTTTTCCAGGTCAAGGGCGCGAGAGCGCCGCTGCGCGGTTTCACCCTTGAGCTGGAAAACCGGATACGGCCTGCTGGCTGACAAAGGATTTATGGCTCAGTCCGCGCCGGGGCGCGGGTCGGCATTTCCTGGCAGGTTAAAGCTCGCGGCAATGCGGTCGTCCAGATCACTATCGACCCAGCGTCGCTGGGTCATCAGTGTCCACAGGACGAGGAGCGGGTAGGCTTGGAACCAGCACGAGATGGCGGCCAGCGGCACCCAGATCACGGCCGCGCCGACCCAGATCAATGGGCCGGCCTGAGGTAGCCCGACTGGCATCAGCAACAAGCTCGCGAACGGCACAACGACCAGAACAAGCAGTCGAATAAAGTCGCTTTGATCGAGCTTCATGCGCCGATTGGCTTTTCTATCACTCCCGGAGTTTCCCCCCATGTCCCTCACTCTCCTTCTCCGCCGGCAATTAGTTCCGGCTTGTCCCAACGGGTGAACATAAGCCAAGGGAAAACAAGAGAGACTAGGCCGGGAATTGCGAGCAGGGGCGTCATGATCACAAGGGCCATGGGTTCCGCGAAGAGCCGACCCAGCCCCTGCTTCCATACCGGGTTCACCAATATGCCGACCAGGACAAGGCAGACGCATCCAATCTGCAAGGCATAGTGGTAGCCAACGCCTGGCAGGTAAACACCCGCTCCTTGTGGACCCCATTCTGGCAAAGGGTTTCGCTCAAGCGATTGGCGGCGAAGAATTATGCCGCCCATCGCGTGCTGAAAAGACATGGTCCTTGCCGACAGTCCGAACCGCTTCCGCAAATTCCGTCTTGTTGGCACGCGGACACAGAAGCTGAGCAGGAAAGCCACAGGCAGGCCAAATGGCAGGCAGGCGGCGATCAGATCGCCGGATCCGTTCGCGATTGCTGATCGCGTAGCGAGGGCTAGGGCAAAGGCCGCCACGGCTGTGCCTATTGCATGCGCAATCACCTCGACCACAAACGCCGTCACGGCGCCCGGCGCCCAACCTTCTCTCTCACTCCCGGAGTCTTCCCCCATGTCCCTCACTCTCCTCACTCCGCCCTCCGCGGAGCCTGTCAGCCTGTCTGAGGCCAAGGCCCGCCTTCGGGTGGCGGATGCGTCGCAGGATGACGCGATCAACCACTGGATACAAACCGCCCGGGCGCGTGTCGAGCGGGATACGGGGCGGGCTTGTCTTGCCCAGACCTGGCTGGAACGCCGCGATGTGTGGTGGGGCGAGGGGCGTCTGTCGGCCTTCGGGACGCGGTTTCGCTTGTTGAAGCCGCCCCTGATCGCGCTGGAAGCGGTCACGGTATACGGGCTGGATGATGCGCCGTCGGAGATCGATCCAGCGGCGTTTTTCGTCGACACGCTGAGTGATCCGGGGCGGCTGGTCCTGAGGCCGGAACAGAGCTGGCCGCTGCCGGGCCGGGCGGCGGCTGGGATCGAGATCCGCTTTCGCTGTGGCTATGGCGATCAGCCCGACGATGTGCCGGCGCCGCTGCGCGAAGCCATTCTCCAGCTCACCGTCCATCTGGCTGAAACCAATGGCGCCAGTGCCATGCCGCCCGGCGTGGCGGCGCTGATCGCGCCTTATCGTCCGGTGATGTTGTGAGCGGCCCCGTGACGTCTCCGGTCGAGGCCTTGCGCGAGGCCCTGACAGCGCAGTTTGCCAGCGACCCGGCGGTGATGATCCTGCTGGGAGACCCGATCCGCCTTTATGACGAGCGCTCGACCCGCGCCGCTTTCCCACACGCCAGCTGGGGCCGCATCGAGACCCATGAGAGCGGTGCCGACGATGTCCGCCTGCTGGAAGTCCGGCTCGGTCTGGACGTCTGGTATCGCGATGGCGATCCTGGACCGGTGCTCGACGCCCTGGCCGACAGTGTCACGGCGGCGGCACTTCCCGACCTGCCTGAGCCCTGGCGCCTGATCACACTCACCCCCGCTTATCGCGACGTCTTCTCGACCCGCGAGCGGCGGTTGAAACGCGGCCTCCTGCGCCTGCGGGCGGTGGTGGGGGGTGGATCGGCATGAAAATGGCGCAAATCCTGCCTATATAGATGGTTCGGGCGGCGCGATTTACGGCGAGGCAAGCTGGCTGGTCTAGCGTGCCGTCATATGGACCTGCCCCGGCAAATCGGGTAAACAGGACACGCTCAACAAGGAAGCAGACGATGCGTATCGAAGGCACAAATCGCCGCGAAGGCTTCAACCGCTAAACTGGTTGTGGCGCGCCTCGTCATGTATGAAAAACATCAAACTCAGGCCGAACGCTGAGCCTGACCCAGCCAATTCGCGGCCCAAGAAATACCCCCACCAAACCGCCCCACCCGGGCGGTTTTTTTGTGCCCGCTTTCAGGCCGGGCCGCCGCCCAATCCTCACAAAAAGGAGCCCTGCCATGAGTGTTCAATCCGGCCGCGATATCCTGATCCGTATCGGCGATGGCGGTGATCCACCCGTCTTCACGGCCGCCGCCGGCCTGCGGCTGAAGACGATTTCGCTCAATGCCCGTCTGGTCGATGTGACCCATGCCGACAGTGTCGGCGGCTGGCGTGAGCTGATGGACGGGGCGGGGCTCAAGACCTGCGCCGTGTCCGGTTCGGGCGTGTTTGTCGATGCAGCCGCCGATGCGCGGATCCGCCAGGCCTTTTTCGATCGCTCCTGCGACAGCTGGCAGCTGGTCATCCCCGATTTCGGCACGCTGACAGGCGCCTTCCAGGTGGCGGCGCTGGACTATGCCGGCCGGCATGATGGTGAAGCGACCTGGTCGATGAGCCTGGCGTCGGCCGGACCGTTGGCCTTCGAGGCGCTGTGAGATGGCCAACCGGCAACGCGGTGAGGTCGAACTCGTCATCGGTGAGCGCACGTTGACGCTCTGCCTCACCCTGGGTGCGCTGGCGGAAATCGAAATCCTGTGTCCGCCCGGCGAGACGCTGGGCGCCGGACGCCTGTTGCAGATCGTCGAAGTGCTGGCGCGCGGCGGCGGCGAGGTGATCAGCCTGGATGAGCTGAAGGCCGCCCCGATCGATATCGGCGAGGCCGCCGCGGCGGTGGCTGAGTGTCTCAAGCTTGGCAGCGCGCCATGAACTGGGCGCTGGTCCTGCGTACCGGGCTCGCCCTGGGACTGGTGCCGGAACAGGTCTGGCGCCTGTCGCTGGTCGAATGGCGCGCCCTGACAGCCCCCGGCGGTCAGACCGCGCTCGACCGGGCCGGGCTGGAGGCGCTGCGAGCCCGTTTTCCTGATCCCGAATTTGCGGACACAACAGAGGAGGCAAGGCTATGACCCCATCCCGTCCGGATACCCCGCTGGAGGACTTTGCCGACGGAGCGGGCCAACGCGCTGCCGAGGCCTTGGAGACCGCTTTCGAGCGCGCCGGCAGCCGGATCGAGCAGGCGCTTGGTCGGGCGGCCCGCTCCGGCGAGGCGGACTTCTCGCGCATGACCGAGGCGATCCTGGCGGACCTCGCCCGACTGGCCGCCCAGCAGGTGATCGAACGGCCTCTGGCCGGTCTGATCGACCGGGCGCTGGGGGCGATCACGCCGGATGGCGCCCGCGCCGAAGGCGGGCCGGTGCAGCCGGGCGGCGCCTATCTGGTCGGCGAGCGCGGTCCCGAACTCTTCACGCCGGGCGTGGCGGGACAGGTCAGCCCGTCTGGCAGCGGCGGTGGCGGCCAGACCGTCCATATCCACCTGACCCTCCCGCCGGGATCAAGCGCCAGCAGCGACCGCGCCATTGCGCAATCGCGAGGCCGGATTGCCCGCTCGCTGGCGCGGGCGGTCGATGAGGGGAGGCGTTGGTCATGAGCGTGTTCCACGAGGTCCGCTTTCCCTTCTCGGTTTCCGTCGGCGCCAGTGGCGGGCCGGAACGGCGCACCGAAATCGTGCCGCTGGTCTCCGGCCGCGAGCAGCGCAACACGCCCTGGGCCGATAGTCGCCGTCACTATGATGCCGGGCCGGGCGTGCGCTCGCTGACCGATATCCACACGCTGATCGAGTTTTTCGAGGCGCGGCGCGGGCCACTGCACGGGTTTCGCTTTCGCGATCCGTTTGACAATCGCTCCGCCCCGCCCGACCAGGCCCCGGACCCGTCCGATCAATTGATCAGCACCGGTGACGGCACCGCGACCCAGTTCCAGCTGATCAAGCATTATGAGAGCGGCGGCGAAGCGTGGACCCGCACCATCGCCAAGCCGGTCGAGGGCTCGGTCCGGCTGGCCGTAGACGGCGTGGAAACGCTTGACTTCAGCCTCGATACGGCAACCGGCCTGGTCACGCTGACGGACCCGCCAGGACCCGGGCAGGCGATCACGGCTGGCTTTGCCTTTGACGTGCCGGTGCGCTTTGCCAGCGAGCGGCTCGACCTCGCCCTCGACGAGCCCGGCGCCGCCTCTGCGCTGTCCATCCCCCTGATCGAAATCAGAGTCTGATCCCGAAGTCTGCCGGAGGTGATCATGAAAAACGTGCCTGCATCCATCCAGGCGGCGCTCGATGAGGGCGTCACCACCTTGTGCGATTGCTGGATCGTGACCCGCTCCGATGCGGCGCGTTTCGGCTTTACCGATCATGACCATGATCTGGTGTTTGAAGGCGTGACCTGCCGTGCCGGCAGTGGTTTTGGCGGCAGCGATGTCGCGGCGGAAGCCGGGTTGGCGCCGGATCAGGGCGGGCTGTTCGGCGCGCTCGATGACGATGTCCTGCGGCGCGACGATCTGGAAGGCGGGCTTTGGTCCGGTGCGCGGGTCGAAAGCTGGCGCGTCGACTGGGCCAGCGATCCGCCACTCGGTGTGAAGACCGGGCAGGGCGAGCTGGGCGAGATCCGCCGCGTCGATGGCCGGTTCGAGGCCGAGCTTCTGGGGCTCGCCCATCGTCTGGGCCGGGTTTGCGGCCGGGTCTTTGCCCGCCGCTGTGATGCGGTGCTGGGAGATGGGCGGTGCGGCGTGGATGGCGGTCATCCCGGCTTTGCGCTGGGCTGTGACCAGGCCTTCACCACCTGCCGCGACCGTTTCGCCAACACGCTCAATTTTCGCGGCTTCCCGCACATGGTCGGCAATGATGTGCTGCAGGCCTCGCCAGCCAGCGAGCCGGTCCGCGATGGCTCATCCCGGGGGCTGGGCGGATGAGGCGGGGTCAACGCACCGCGGCCCGCGCCACGGCGCGCGGGCTGGCACTGGCCGAAGCGCGGCGCTGGATCGGCACGCCCTATGGTCACCAGGCCAGTTGCCTGGGCGCGGGCTGTGACTGCCTGGGCCTCATTCGCGGGATCTGGCGGACGCTTTACGGCGAGGAGCCGCAGACCGTCCCGCCCTATGGCCCCGATGTCGCCGGGACACCGCTCGCTGCCGCTTTGATGGAGGCGGTGGGGACCCACTTCACCGAGATCGACAAGGCCAGCCCGCGACCGGGCGATGTTCTCCTGTTTTCCGACCGGCCCGGCGGGACGGCGCGCCATTGCGCCGTGCTGTCGCAGCGCGACCGGATCATTCACGCCTATTGGCGGCGCAGCGTCGTTGAGACCGCGCTGACACCCTGGTGGCGCCGCCGTCTGGTCGCCGCCTTCGCCTTTCCCGACCTGCCGCCCGCCGAACCCGTTGAGGAGATGACATGGCCCAACTTGTCCTGACCGCCGGCCGCGTCGCCTTGGGCGCGGCCCGCGCTGCCCTGCCGACGCTGGGGCGGATTGCGGCCGGTGTCGCCCTCAATTCGCTTCTGCCCGGACGCGAGGGCCCGCGCCTTTTGGAACTGCCGGTCCAGACCTCCACCGATGGCGCGGCCATGCCCCAGGTCTGGGGCCGGGCCCGTCTGGCCGGCCAGGTGATCTGGGCGGCGCGTTTTACCGAGCACGCGCAGACGTCCGGCGGCGGCAAGTCCGGACCGAAGGAGACAGGCTTCACCTATTCAATCTCTTTTGCGGTCGGGCTATGTGAAGGCGAGATTTCCGGCATCGGGCGGATATGGGCCAATGGGGCGCTGCTCGACCAGTCACGCTATCCGGTGCGCTGGCATGCTGGCCGCGCCGACCAACTGCCCGACCCGTTGATCACTGCCATTGAAGGCCCTGACGCGCCGGGATTTCGCGGCACCGCCTATCTGGTGCTCGAAGACCTGCCGCTGGATGAATTCGGGCATCGCCTGCCAAACCTCTCCGTGGAGGTGTTCCGCGGTGTCGGGTCGGACGGGCTGGAGCGGCAGGTGCGCGGCGTCAATCTCATCCCCGGCTGCGGCGAGGTCGCGCTCAGCCCCGATCCGGTCATGCGTCTGCAGGGGCCGGGCGCGGAGACACCGGTCAATCGCAATAATGCCCGCGGGCTGAGCGATGCGCTGGCCGCGCTGGATGATCTGGAACGCGATCTGCCGGCCTGCCGCTCGGTGCAGATCGTGCTGGCCTGGTTCGGCGATGATTTGCGCTGTGGTGAATGCCGGATCCGGCCCGGCGTCGAGGATCGCGACACAGTGACCCGTCCGACAGCCTGGCGTGTGGCGGGTGCCGACCGCGACACGGCCTGGCTGGTCGGCCGCATCGATGATCGTCCCGTCTATGGCGGCACGCCGGATGATGCCGGTGTTGTGGCGCTGATCGGGGCGCTCAAGGCGCGCGGCTTCAAGGTCACGCTCTATCCTTTCATCCTGATGGACATCGCTGACGGCAATTCCCTGCCGGACCCGGATGGCGGCAGCGGGCAGCCGGCCTATCCCTGGCGCGGCCGTATCCGGCCCGGGGCGGGCAGCGTTGCGGCTCAGGTCGACGCCTTCTTCGGAACCGCGCAGGCGACGGATTTCACGGTCAGTGGCGGGGCGGTGATCTATGCCGGTCCGGACGAGTGGCGCTATCGGCGTTTCATCCTGCATTGCGCCGCGCTGGCATCAGCGGCGGGCGGGGTGGATGGTTTCCTGATCGGTTCGGAAATGGTGGCGCTGACCACATCCGGGGCCGGTGAGAACTATCCGGCGGTCGCGGCCTTGTGCGCACTGGCCACCGAGGCGCGCAGCCTGCTCGGCCCGTCGACGCGTCTCTCCTATGCGGCTGACTGGAGCGAGTATCACGGTCATCAAAGCGGCGGCGGCGCCAGGATATTCCATCTCGACCCGCTCTGGTCACTCCCGGCGATCGACGCCGTGGCGATCGATTTTTACATCCCGCTGGCCGACTGGCGCGATGGCGATGATCATCTCGACGCGGCTCTCGCGTCCGGCCCGCATGACAAGAGCTATCTGGCCAGTCAGGTGACGGGCGGAGAGGGGCATGACTGGTATTACGCCTCGCCGGAAGACCGTGACGCCCAGCTGCGCACGCCGATCAGCGATGCAGCGCATGGCGAGGACTGGGTCTGGCGCTACAAGGATTTGATTGGCTGGTGGTCGAATGCGCATCACGACCGGCCCGGTGGCGTGCGTGCAGCCACTCCGACTGGCTGGGTCCCGCAGTCCAAACCGATTTGGCTGACCGAGATCGGCTGTCCGGCGGTCGATAAGGGGGCCAATCAGCCCAATGTCTTTATCGATCCGAAAAGCTCTGAAAGTGCACCGCCCCATCACTCCACCGGCGTCCGCGACGACCTGATCCAGCGGCGCTATCTGGAAGTTCTGCTGGCGCACTGGGATGATCCGGCCGCCAATCCGGTCTCGCCGCTTTATGGCGGCCCGATGATCGAGCCGGACTGGACGCATGTCTGGGCCTTCGATGCGCGACCCTGGCCGGACTTCCCCGCCCGTTCGGAAATCTGGTCGGACGGGGAGAACTGGCGACTGGGCCATTGGCTCAATGGACGCGCCGGCCTGGTCCCGGTTGCCCGCATCATCGACGAGCTCTGCGACGAAGCCGGTCTGGTCGAACGCGACATGTCCGCCACCCATGATCTGGTCGCCGGCTATGTGATGGACCGGCCGATGCCGGCGCGCGACGCGCTGGCGCCCTTGCTCGACCTGTTGGGCGTCTCTGTCATCGAGGGGGCCGACAGTGTGCGTTTCGTCTCGGCTGGTGTGGCGAGCGGTACCGACATGCTGACGCTGACCGACCCGGTCGATTCGGGCGAGGACAGCGTCACCCGCTTCCATCCCGCTCCGCTGGACCTTGTCCGTGATGTCGCTCTGGGCTTTTACGACGACCGTGCCAGCTATCGCACCGGCCACGCTTCGGCCCGCGGCGCGATGGGGACGGTGGCGACCCGCTCGCTGATCGTGCCGGTGATTGCTGATGCCGACACCGCCCGGCGCTGGTGTGGCGACAGCCTGATCACCGCTCATGCGCTGGCCGAGCGGCTCGACCTGGTCCTGCCGCCTGATTTTCTGGCGGTGGAGGTTGGCGACCGGGTCGTTGTCGATGATGAGACCTGGCAGGTCGCGGCGCTGGAGGGTGACGCCGTGCGTCAGGCCCGCCTGCACCAGCCGACGGGGCAGTCTGTCACCGTCGCGGCAGGCGAAACCGGCGCAGACCCGGCTCTGCCCGACACGGCAATGCGCCCGGCACTGGAAGTGCTGGACCTGCCGCTCCAGTCCGGTGAGAGCCGGGACGGTCCCCTTGTGGCCGCTTGGGCGCAGTCATGGCCGGGCGCTGTCGATGTCCACCTGTTCGATCGTCACGCCGCGACCCTGACCCGTCCGGCGCGCCTTGGCTGGCTGGCGGCGGACCTGTCTGCCGGCCCTGTCGGTCGCTGGGACCGGGCCCGGGCGGTGCTGCTCGATCTGGACTGGGGCGCGCTGGACAGTGCCGATCCGTTCGCCGTGCTGGACGGTGCCAACCGGATCGCGGTGGAAGCCACGCCCGGCAACTGGGAGGTGATCGCTTTCAGCGGTGCCGAGTTGCTGGCGCCCGGTCGCTATCGCCTGACCGGTCTGTTGCGCGGCCTGGGCAATGGGGTATCGCGAGCGGCCGCCAGCGGTGCCCGCATTGTGGTGCTGGATGAGGCCTGTCAGGCGATGACCCTGGCACCGAACGAGCGCGGTGTGCCGTTGGAGCTGACGGCTGTCGCAGCCGGTTATCCAGCCAGCGATGACGCCGCGACCCGGCGCGAGGTGCCGCCGGTTGCTGCTGATCTTATACCGCTGGCCCCGGTCCATCTCGTCCTTGGTCGAACCGCCGGTGCACTGCGTGTCGACTGGATCCGCCAGACCCGGATTGGCGGCGATGACTGGTCTGCGCCGGACGTGCCGCTGGGGGAGGCGAGCGAGGCCTGGCAGGTGGATCTGGATGATGCCGGTGTTGTGCATCAGCTGGACGGCGTCACAAGCGCTGGCCTGACCCTTGCCGACAGCGAACTGGTTGCCGCGCTTGGAGTCTTGCCGGACCATCTGACCGTTCGTGTTGCGCAGCTGTCGACGCGTGTCGGGGCCGGGCCGGCCGCAGAGGCTGAGGTCGATCTGTGAGCTGTGCTTTGATATCGGCTGCAAAGCCGCTTACATGATGCATGGCCTTCAAGGCCGACAGGCTTTACCGGCAAGGCAATACGGGTATGGACGATCCCTACAAGACGCTCGGCGTCTCCAAAACGGCGAGCGCCGACGAAATCCGCAAGGCTTACCGCAAGCTGGCGAAGGAGCTGCACCCGGATTCCAATCCCGGCAATGCGGCGGCCGAGGAGCGTTTCAAACACGTCTCGCAAGCCTTCAAACTGCTTTCCGACCCGGAAAAACGGGCCGAGTATGACGCCGCGGCGCGAGCTGGTTTCCACCCCGGCATGGGCGGGATGGGTGGCATGGGCGGCGGCCCCGGTGGCAAGCCGTTCAATTTCCGCCAGTCGCGCCATCAGGGCCGCGGCGGGTTCGAGGATATCTTCTCCGACCTGTTCACCGATTTCGGCGCCCAGGGCGGCGGTGGGCGCCAGCGCCAGGCTCCGCGCAAGGGGGCCGATGTGCGCCAGACCGTAACCGTTGATTTCATGCAGGCAGCCCAGGGCGGCAAACACCGGGTCAGCTTGCCGGGCGGACGCACGCTCGATGTCGCGGTACCCTCGGGTGCCAGCGACGGTCAGGTCTTGCGCCTGCGCGGCCAGGGTGAGGGCTCGGCCATGGGCGGCGAGCCCGGCGATGCGCTGATCGAGATCAAGGTCGCCGAGCACAAATTCTTTTCGCGCGCTGGCGATGATGTCCGTCTGGAACTGCCGATCAGCCTGAAGGAAGCGGCGCTGGGCGCCAAGGTGCGGGTCCCGACGATCGACGGTGCCGTCGATGTGAGGGTGCCGCCCGGATCCTCGACGGGCACCTTGCTGCGGCTGCGTGGCAAGGGATTTGCTGGCAGCAAGGGCAAGCGCGGCGACCAGCTGGTCCGGCTGATGGTGGCGCTGCCGTCGAGTGATGAGGCGCTGAAAGCCTTCCTGGAGAAATGGTCGCCGCCGGAAGGCCATGATCCGCGCAAGGGCCTGCATTCGTGA